ACTCGGGTGACCGAATTAACTTGGAGGTCATCAATACCCGGTACATGCTCCTGAGGGAGGTGCTTCAGGATTTTGTGGAACAGAACATCCTGGAGCCAATGTGTCGCCGAATGGGGTTCATTGAGTTGGATGATGACGAGAATGAAGTGGTCATCTGCCCAACCATGTCCTTCACCAGACTTGCCCTTCGGGACAATGCGGACACCTTCGATGCTCTGTTCAACCTGTACAACAAGGGCTCCCTGGATATTGATGTCATCCTGGAACTTTTGAACCTGGACCCACACACCACAGCCGAGAAGCTCAAGCGAGATCTGTTCACCCTGAATGACTCCAGCTTCAATGAGATCCTTCGGGCCCTCTACGGGGCTTTGGGCCAATCTCTGGCTGAGAACAGCGACGCAGTCCAGAAAATTGCAACCACACTTGGGGTCAAGTACACCCCCAAGAAAGAAGAAGAGGGTAGATTTTAGGTTGGATCCGGTATCCAGGGACCTAATCGTCCTATTCCCTCCCCTCTGGTAGTATGCCGGATCTCCTCCCAATTATGCATCCTCTCTATAACCTGAGGGAAATCTGCAAGCAGTCAGCCCTGTTAGAGGATCACCTCAACAATGAGCGCAAAAGGTGCTCGGACTGCATTCGGAAGCATTTCCTTACCATTGAAGCCTTATTCGAGGAGGCCATGTCCCTGGATACGGGGGGCAAGTGGCTGGACATCATTGAGGGCAAGGCAGATGTGGTCAGGGACTTACAGAGCCGGTGGATTGATGAAGAGGACCCTCTGGAGATTGCACAGGATCTGCGGGAGATCCGTAAAGACATGGCTGGGGAGTGTTTTGATCTCCGCGAAATGACAGAGGAGTCACGACTGGCCAGCATGGCGGAGCGGTACCACCGTCGAGCATACCACATTTGTGGTGGTGGCTAAACCAATGTCAGCCCCAATAACGCTGGCCTTCTTTGACTTCGATGGGACCCTGTTCCTCAGTCCTGAGCCACCACAGGGGGAAGATCCCGCCCAGTGGTGGACTAGCTCCAAGTCCCTCTACCCTCCCTTCGTGCCAGATAAGCCTGGGAGGGGCTGGTGGAATGTCTCGGTGGTGGAGAAGGCCAAGGAGGCATTCGAGAACCCGGATGTGATCTCTGTGTTAGTTACCGGTCGACGGAAGGCCGGGTTCTCCCTTCGGATAAAGGAGCTGCTGGCTCAGGCAGGAATCAAGTTCCACCATATCTACATGTCTTCTGGTGGTCCTACTGAGGAGTACAAGATCAAGGCTATTAACGAGCTGTTAAGGGAGTACCCGACGATTCGCGGGGTTTCCATCTGGGAGGACCGGATGCAGCACTTGAGGTCGTTTGTAGACGCCGTGGAGTCACAGGGCAAGGCATGCTTCCCTCATCTGATTACCGTGGCAGCCCACCCAATAGATGCTCCCTCGGCCAGGAATGTGGCCGCCAAGTATCAAGAGAAGAAGAAGGTCAAGACCAAAGACGGGGATGAGGCTACGGTCTATGTCTACAGTGAGAAGCAACTGGCCAACCGGGACAAGGAAAAGGCCACCCAGGTAGAGAAGCTACGGAAGGGCATCGGAGACCTGAGGTCTTGTGTCAAGAAGGACATGAAGAGCAAGGACCCCCATAAGAAGATGGTCGCCCTAGCGGTGGCCCTCATGGACCACACGCTGGAACGTGTTGGAAATTCTGGTAGTGCAGAAGATGGCCATTATGGCGTCACTGGATGGGAAAAATCGCACATTTCCATCAAGGGCAATACTGCCACCATCACCTACACCGGCAAATCAGGTGTAGACCACGAGAAAACTGTGGATGACGCATCCATTGTGGCAGCCATGAAACCCCTTCTGGAGGGGAAAAAGGGTGGGGACAGGTTACTGGAAGATGGTGACACCACAGTCACAGCAGAGGATGTCAACGCCTACCTGAAGAAGTTTGACGTGACTGCCAAGGATATCCGTGGCTACCGGGCCAATGACGAAATGTGCAAGGCCCTCAAGGCCAAGAGGTCCAAAGGGCCCAGCCTGCCAAAGGATAAGAAGGAACGAGAGGAACTCCTGAAGAAGGAGTTTAAGGAAGTCCTTGAAACTGTTTCAGAAATCGTTGGTCATACCCCCAAAATGTTGGGGGACTCGTATCTTGTTCCTGGACTTTCTGAGGCGTACCAAAAGGACGGAACAGTCATCAAGTCTCTCAAGCAAGCCACCAAGACTCCCGCAGAGCGGGAGGATGATGCCATTGGGGAGTTAGTCAAACCAAGCCCAAAGCTGAAGCCCCCCCGAGATGACTTGCGGAAGAAGCGGATCGACATAGACCCAAATGAGACCAAGGAACCACCTCCGGACCCGGATAAGGTCGCCACGACCTACCTGGAGGCACTTCCCGCCACGGTAGCTTCCAGGTGGCAGGACCGGTTCCTCGATTAGTTTCCCTATCCCACCCACACCTATTGTGTACACGGTGGGTTGTATCTCACCATTTGGCATCTCGACCAATCAAGGATTCACAATGACCACAAAGAAAATGGCAACCAAGAACGGTGCCCGCCGCGTAACAGCAAACCTCGACAACCTTGCGGATCTGTTCCAGAATCACCACAAGAGCCTTGGTATTCCGACCAAGGTGGCGATGGACTTCGCCTATCGGTGTGACCTGCTTTCGGACTCAATCGGCAAGAAGGCGGGTTTTGACCCATCTGTGATCGGTGAGGAAGTCCCAGGACCAGCCGTCTCGGACCCAAACAACCCCTTCATGGCAGGCGAGTTCACACAGGAGCGTTTCCACGCACTGTCGGACAAGCAAGAGGGTGGCGAGCTCGCGGGTAATGCAACAAGTCATGTTGCCGACCCTAAGCTGGCTTCGGTGGTTGAGGCGGCAAAGGCCTTCCTGAAGGCAGCAGGCGAGCTTCCTCCAGCGTTGCAGAAGATCAACGATGAGAAGGCCGAGAAGGCTGACAAGAAGGAAGACAAGCCAGAAGAGAAGAAGGAAGCTGCCAAGAAGGCCGATGAGGACGAGACCGAAGAGGACGAGTCAGTCGAAGCAGCCAAGAAGGCCTCCGAGCTGTTTGGCCTGTTCTCAGACAAGTAGTCTCTGGTGGGTGGCCTTGGTGGATCCCATCGGGCCATAGAAGGGTTTTCCACAGTGACTACTCGTAAGAAGAGCTTCGTTGATTATCAAGGCCGGGCTACGGCTTTCCACATTGGTGACTGTGCATTCCCCATCATCGGAGGAAGTGACGCCAATGGGGGAACTGTTGTAGCGGTCTGGCCAGCCATCGGCATGGTAGATTTGGTTTTCCCCTACGGGACTGCTAGGTACCCAGTAGAAGAACTGGTGATCAGTCACGAAAAGAATGAGGAGGCAGCCATAGACATTGCCATTACGAATGTGCCAGGGGGGGCAGGAACCGTATCTGTATCTGGAGGGCCCGGGATTCGGGACAAGGCCCATAGGGTGGCTTCAGCCTATATCAAGCAGGCTGTCTATTGGGCATCCAAGGACAGGCAGTACAAGCCTACCCGGGAAGAGATTGAGACCGGAGATTTCTGCTGTCCCAGATGTGAGGAAAATCTGCTAAGAAGAGTCTCATATAAGAGGGAACAGGGGAAATCCGTGAAACTATGGGTCTGCCCAAGCTGTCTTTTTTTGATACGTGATTGTGATTTGGTGGTGTGAGCCTGTGAGTAGGGGTAGCAAGAACCCAATTCAGGGAATTTATCGGATCTTCCACAAGGATTCTGGTAAGACCTATGTGGGTCAATCCAAAGACATCCCGTTTCGATGGAAACATCACAGAGAGAGCCTAAATGGTGGATATCATTACAATTTCCACCTCCAATCCGCTTGGGTAAGGTATGGAGAAAAGGCTTTCGGGTTTGAAATCCTGGAGATGGTGGCCGATAGTAAGGATCTTTCCAGGCGAGAGGGCCATTACTGTGACCTGTATCAAGCACACGACAGGGACCATGGCTACAACCTGAGAAAAGTCAATCCGGACGGTTCCTGTGAGGTTTCAAAGGAGACCCGGGAAAAGCTTGCAGTACTGAGACGAGGAAAGCCCCTGCCTCTTGATACCCGGCTAAAGGTGTCAAAGACCCTTACTGGAAGGAAAGGACCTCCTTGTACTGAGGAGGCTAAAGAGAAAAGTCGGGTATCCCATCTGGGCAAGGGCCACACTGAGGAGTCTAAGAGAAAAATATCGGGATCGAGGATAACCTTGTTTGAGGGACGTAGGGCACAGGGAGTTGTTACCAAACACAAGCAACCCAGAACAGAGGAGAATCGGAGGAAAATATCCGAGGCTCGCCGTGGGATGAAAGCTTCTGAGGAGGCTAAACGACATATGTCTGAATCTCGTCGTGCCTATAACCAACGAATGGGATTCGGTCTGATCCCTGAGAAGGAAATGAAGGCAGCCGCCTATCAAACGAAGAAGTACCTAGACCTGTTCCTCCGGGCTGCGGACGACCCAGACCTAGCTGACACACTGTTTGCCCTTCAGGAGGGGGACTAGCCTGCCTATAGGCAGTCCCAACATAGGACCCCATGAACCTCCGCACCATCACAGCCAGTTTGGATAACATTGCCTCTCTCTTCCAGGAGAATCACGAATCCCTTGGGATCTCTGAGAAGGTCGCCATGGACTTCGCCCAACGGTGCGACCTCCTATCGGATGCTCTGGAGAAGACCGCTTCCCAAGAGTTGAAGATTGTCAAAGATGTTGGCCTGAAGAAGCAACTCCAGTTGCTTCTAAGTAACCCTCCGCGGACCCAGCCTCAGGAGTCTGTTGATGGCGCCACACTCCATGTTGTCCAGGTGTTTTCGCCTGTAGTCAAGAAGTACATTCCTATGTCGGAGCATCCTCAGGTGGAATCCGCCAAGAGTGAGCTAGCATTCTGGGAAAAGGACCACGCACGGCTCCTGAAGAACTTCAGGGAAGCCATTTCAGATGAAAGTAAGTCCGACAAGACGGCCGTGCGGTGTGGGCTGTGATTGACCCACAGCCGAATGACGGTCCTCACCTACAGGATATAGACCTGATTGTCGATCTGGAAAACACCGTGAGGCTTATCCATCATGGTAAGAACATTCAGTTCTGGCCTAATGAGAGGGACGCCAAGAAGGATGCAGAGGCCAGGATCAAGGCACGGGATGGAAAGAAGACGGCATACTAGCCATGCCTATGATGAAATACGCCTATGCTCAGGGCACCCCTACCCGCCTTAATGATGGGGGCTGGGACAATATCCGTATTGCCGGTGGACAGTCTAGGCTTGATCGGAGTTTGGTTACCCAAGCATCCAAGATTTTGCATGAGGATTTCGATCCCTCCAAGTTTGCCTTGGCACATTGCACAATTGTATCCTCGGTGGATACTTACCCGGTCCCCGGAGTGAAGACTGGATCCGGCACCTTTGAGGGGAAGAAGGTTGTCCGCAAGACGTCATCCTTCAGGATCAAACCTGAGTGTGACCAATTCATAAACTCAAATTTGGATAGCTGGTCTCGTCCAGTTCTCCTGGCATCGTACCCTACGTTCATTGGTGCTCACAATTTCCTGGAGCACTGTCAAATGGAAGAACACTCGAAGGGGCGCATCCTAGATGCTGTTGCTAGAGACATTGGGCCAAGCATCTACATTGACATTCTTGTGGCTACCAATCGGAAGCATACAGAGCTCATTAAGGACATTGAATCCGGGAAAATGTCAACGTTATCCATGGGTTGCAGCATCGACGGAAGCTCGTGCACAAAATGCGGGCATTGGGCCGCGGACGAGACAGAAATGTGCGACTGCATTAAGTATATGAAAGGTAACACTTTTTATGATGAGCAGGGACATCGCCATCGTACAGCGGAGCTTTGTGGGGATACCTCACTTGACAAGGGAGGTGTTACCTTCATCGAAGCCTCTTGGGTAGAGGTACCAGCCTTCAAGGGAGCCGTTGCTCGAAACATCGTGACCCTGGATAAGAATGATAAGGGCAAGACGGCCCGTAGGATCCATGATGTCATTTCCCTGCCTGCTAGAGAGATCCCCTCGGATGCCTACTTGAAGGCGGCTCACCAGACCCCAATCAAGTCATCATTTGTGGTAGCCGACGAGATGGATATGGAGGCACCTCCAGAAGATGTCCCAGTCGAACCCAAAGAACCAGCCTCCCCCTTCCAGGACTTGGAGGATGAGGTTACCAATTCCATCCTAGACAACGTTCGTAAGCGGTTGAGGGATAAGGTTTCCCCTCCCGCCAAGAGTATCCCGGAATCCTCGGCTGCCCTCAACGACACCCTTGTCAAGCAGGCCAGTTCGAGAATGTACATGGCTGCCCTGAGGGAAATCGTCAGTACCTCCAAGCAAGACGCTGAGGTTATTGACCGGGTGGCTACCCTAAATCACGAACTTGGCATTTTTGTTCCACGTTCTGTCTATAGAGTGGCACTACAAATTGAGGCAACCAGTTTGTCAGGTGGCCTTGACGGCTTCCTCCACAAGTGTGGGGAGCTGTTGGGTAGGAAACCCAACTCATCGGAAGCCAGAACGCTAATCCGTCTGGCATCCCTTCTTTCTGCTCACAAGTCGGCGTCAAGCCGAGAAAAATAACCGGAGTAAAAGCAATGTCTCGACGCCGACTCACATGGAATTCCCGCGGTGCATCAGCACCCCCAGCAACCCCAGGCTATCAGGAGCCAAGTGTTCACCCAGCTGCGTATCCAGATCCCGAGGCGGATGCCTACGAGAATGGTGATACATCGGCTTGGGCAGAAGACCCCAAGGCAGGCCCATACCCAAATGGGGCGGCTCCAGCCCTTCCAGGTACCTCGGAGCCCCAGGGGCACCCAGCTACTGACCCCGCGCACTACTTCCCAGGTGGGGCAGGCAAGCAGGCGTCCCGCCAGCTTCGTGCAGCCCTGGAAGCAAAGGCTGCACAGTGCATTCGCATTGCGTCCGCAATGCTTGGCAGGAAGGCCAGCCCAACCGCACTTGAGGATCAGGCACTTGATCTCATGAACCTGACGGATCGCCAGATTCAGGCAGCTCTTCGTCGCCTAGCGGAGACAGAAGAGAAGGAAGAGCCAAAGGCTGAAGAGCCCAAGGAAGATGCCAAGAAGGAAGCCAAGAAGTCGGAAGAGGAGCCCAAGGAAGAGCCAAAGGCTGAGGAGCCCAAGAAGGAGGCCAAGAAGTCGGAAGAGGAGCCAGAGGCTGAAGAGCCCAAGGAAGACGACAAGGCAGCCAAGAAGGCAGCCTATTGGGCCAAGCAGGCAGCGTTCTGGGCAAAGAAGGCCGAAGAGGAAGAGGCCAAGAAGGACGAGAAGCCAGAGGCCGACAAGGAAGAGGGCAAGAAGGCTGGCGAGGATGAGCCCGATGGCGATGAGCCAGAGGCCGACAAGGAAGAGGGCAAGAAGAAGGCCGGTCAGAACGATCCAGGCTACTTTGCTGGAGAGCTAGACCCCGAGGAAGAGGCGATGCTTGCATCGATGCTCGCTGAGGAAGAGGCTCCAGTGGTTGCCGATGACGTGCTGATGGACGACGCGGAGGACCCAATGGGGTTCATGGACTCGGATGACGGGATGTCGGACGATGACATGTCTGCGATCTACGGTTCCAAGGCAGCAGGCGAGCTTCCCCCAGCACTTCAGAAGATCAATGACGAGAAGGCTGAAAAGGCCGAGAAGGAAGAGAAGAAGGCAGACGAGGAAGAGGAAGTCAAGGAAGAGGAGCCCAAGGAAGCCAAGAAGGCATCAGCTCTTCGCCCACAGCCCCGTAGCCCATCGAATGGCGTGAAGACCCTGGGCCAAGTGGCCAAGGTTGCCTCCTCGTCTGAAGTGAGCGACCTGTCGAAGCTCTGGGAATCGGCTCCAGACATCTCCAAGGCATTCGGCTGATCAACGCGCGGTAGAGTAGCTAGCCTCCCTGCCATTGAGTAGGAAAGGTTACGAAGCCATCCGGGGGGAACCACGGGTGGCTTCAGCTTTATCTGGTTTATAGCCTCTCCCCCTCAGGAGCTTTTCACACATGACCACCCTGCGTTCCAAACTCATCCGCCTAGCACATGAGAACCCGGCTCTCCGGCCCCAGTTGCTCCCACTACTCAAGGAAGCAGGGGATGACATCAAGAAGGATGCAGAAACTCTCAAGGACCTGATTGAATCGAAAGTCAAGCTACCAGTAGTCAAGGCATCGGTTAGCAAGCTTGGCGATCAGCCCTCTGTATCTGGGGTCCTGGGGTTTGAGCCCAGGGACTCATGGGCCAATGGAATCCTGGAAAACTCCAAGCATGCAAAGTTCATATTTCACTTCAGTGACATGACCCTACAGATTGTGACAAGCCACAAGACCGAGAAGATGCGCAAAACCAAGTTCAAGGACCCACAGGATGGGTTGGCTAAGTTGGACAAGTGGGTCAAAGCACAGGGCTAGGTCCAGCAAATCGACACCCCATTTTCTTTTCTCACCGTTTTCTTTCCAATACCCACCGTCTTAGTTAGGGAACCAAGATTCCCAATTCCTGTCTGGACTTCAGCATGGTGCTGACTAGAGACAGGGATGTATGACCAGACCCTCCCCTGAAAACAGGGAGCAAAGACAGGAGCCTTCAAATGGCTTTGCTTGGACAGGCGAGCGGTGGTTTTACGGAGAGTTCTTCGGCACTGAGGATTCTGCATGTTGGTGTTCGTAACACCATCAGCGTTCTCTCGGCCGATGCTTTCACGCAGACCAATCCGCCAATCGTATCGACAGTCGGAACAGTATCTACCTCGCCCGGCGCACTTACCGAAGTTCTCGGTGTGCTCTCTGGCTCTGTGGCGTTTGCGCGCCCAGACGCAGGTAACAACTCCGTTGGCGGACCGCACCTTGCGGCAGGTCTCGTAGCTCCAGTAGCTGCGACCCATATCCTCCCAGTGGGTATGTTCATCAACAACGCCTCGGGCAATGCTTACGAGAACCTTCCAGCGGCGGCGTCTGGCAAGGGTCCCTATGTCAGCGCCATGGGCACGTACGGCAGCCGTCTCTATGAGACCCAGCTCCTCGTCACCACGGGTGGTGTTGCGGCGGGTACCGCACTCACATACCTCGCGGGTCTGAAGCTCGCAGCATCACAAAACGGCTGGCTCATGCCAACGTACGTGTGGAACGGCGCAGCTTGGATCATCGTCGACGTCGGCGGTGGTTTCAACACGCTAGAGAGCATCAATGCCGGTGCCGTTGCGGCAACGACCATTGGTATCCTCAAGGTCGCACCTGATTCGGCGATGTCTGAAATCGTCTTTGACCAGAGGATCTGAGGAGAACTCCAATGACAACCGTAGACAACGCACTCAAGCAGAAGATCATTTCGGACTACATCAAGACCGCCGCTGGCCGTAACAAGCTCGCCGCGTCGATGACGCAGCCCCTCCGCACACGCCGTGACTACATGAGCGTTGGTCGCAAGACCTTCCTCGTGGAGCAACTGCCAGATGGGGCACTGCCCATCTATGACAAGGACCCGGATGTGACCGCATACGTGGTCGGTGAAGAGGGTGAGAACATTCTCGCAATCACCAAGCCACGCAGGGTAATCTTCCCGCTGTTCGAGATTGCATCGAACCCCGAGATTCCTCTGACCCAGATCAAGGAGCGTCGTTTCGATCTGATCGAGCGCGCCCAGGATCTGGCCCGCGCGATGATCCAGGCCGCAGAAGACGAACGCGTCTTCGCAGTCATGGACGCCATTGCAGTCAACGGCTTCGACTCGCTTCCTGGCGGG